GGTGCCGGCGTCGGTATCCGTCCCGTTGGCGTAGGCATAGAGCCGGTCAGACCGGCACGCGATGAGACGCCCATCCGTCGTACCGAGGAAGCCCTTGGCGTCGGCGAAATATCCGGTCAGCACCACCCACCCGGCGCCCTGCTTGCTGAGGATGAACGCAAGCAACCCATCGTCATCGAGCTTGAAGCCGTAAATGCCGTCGTGAGGGTAATAGAAGCTGCGGGCCTTCTTGTATTCGGTATCGCCCGTAAGCAGGGTCTTCACCTTCGCCTGGACGGTCGGGTCGATGTCGCCGCCAAGGTCATCGACCACTTCCGCCTGCTCCGTCTGGTAGACCTTGCGGAGGGAGCGAACACCGGCAGGGCTGACGAACAGTGTATCGGTCGGGAGCCGCAGGACGAGCTTCTGGTGGACCGTGCCGACCGGAATTGTCTTGGCCCATACGAAACCGCCAGCCGTGGACGGGTCCTGCCCGGTGTAGACGACCATGTAGCTCCGGCCATGGAAGCACGCGGAGCCGTCGATCGAGGACATCGCCACCAGCTCGTCAAACTGGGGCACCTTGTTGCGCAGGTTGATGAAGGGGATGGCCTGCGTTGCCGGCGCATACCAGGAGTTCTCGTTGTTGGCCGCAGCTTGGTACCAGACCTTCATGCCATCAGAGCCCCGGAATACCTTGGCCTTCAGTTCGCCCGGAGAGAGGCCCCACAGCATGTCGAGGTGGACAAACATGAAACTGAATGCCGGTGGTTTGGCGTAGTATTCGACCTTGCTGATCGTTTCTGTCAGTGCCGGGAACGGCGTCCCTGTCACGTTGATGGTCAGAACGTTGGTTCCGCTGTTGTAGGACGTTGAAGATACGGTAGCAGAGACAACCCCTGTGCTGTTGAAGGTCACCTTGATTGCGGTCCCGTTCGCATAATCAGCGGCCCCGCGACCGGCAGCGGGCTTGATGGTGATCTGCGATGTGCTGGTATGGACAAAGTTGTTGGCGAGGGCGTCGATGACGTACTCGCCCAGGTCCGTGCAGGTGCTGCCGTCCCACGCAAACGGCTGGTCGATGCCGTTGTAGAAGACGAGCTTGCCGTTGAAGGGGACCGCGCCGACCGTCCCCGAGGCGCTCAGGCCGGTCTTGATGCTGGTGTAGGCTCCTGTCCCTTCGTTCAGGGTTCGCAGGCTGCCGTCGCTAAAGTATTGAATGAGTTGGATAGTGCCATCGCTCTTTCGGTACTCGAAGGGTTCGCCCACCCCGGTCACGCCGCTGAAAGCGTTGCCCTTCGGCATTAAGCCGAACCGCTTCGCTCCACTTCCGGCCTTGTTGGTATTGGGAATGATGTTCTCGATGAGCCGCGCCTGCTTATCCTTCGGCACCAGCGTCGGACTGAGGGCGGTGTTTAGCAGCGCACGGGGAAAGAGCGTGATCAGCCGACCGTCGAAGATACCGATACGCGTACTCACCCGAGATAGCTTCTCACCTGTTTCTTCTGCTTGGGCGCATGGGCGTCGAACCAGCGCCACATCCTGTCTTGAGCCCTATCAAGTTCAGTCTGGGTGTAAGCCAACTCGGCGCTGACGACCTTGTCCCGCTCGTCATATGCCAGCAGCGCCAGAGTTCCCCATATCAAAACATCATGGTGCACGGGCTGGAGCTTGATGTCGGATTCCGCGCTTTCGTTGCTCAGAACCGACGGATTCGGCGTAAAGCGCACTCGGAGCGTGGTGTCGTTCTGCGGCCAGGAGCAGAGCGTTTCGAAGCCGAGTACGTAAAAATGGCTGGGATTGCCTGAAGAGATAAACTCGGGATCTTGCTGCTCGACTGTGGCGATGTCTGTTGGGTCGAGGAAGCGCTTGCCGTTCAGATCATAGACGCTGAGGATGTGAAGCGGCTGGGTCTCGAACTCTCCTTCGCCATCGACAACCGCGACCTCCTGCACGTCCTGGACGAACCAAGGATACCGCTCCGCCACCTTCTCGTAGATGTCCCGGTATGCCGTATTGAAGTAAGCCTCAACCCTCGTAAGGTCCGCGGCGCCGGTTGTGCCGACCAAGGCAAGGCTGCGGATGTTCGTGATGAGCTGGGCAGCGGTAGGCACGTTCGTTCTTTCAATTAGTTAGGGGCTTTGACCCGCCCCTTGAGGTTAGGGGTTGTAGACGCAGAGTCCGCGCACGGAGTCACCCGTGGCGATCGTTCCGCTCGTGGCATTGCTGCCCGTCACAGTCACCGTGCCGCTGGTCCGCGACATGTTCAGACGCTTCAGGCTTCCGCTCACGTCATATGAGGCCAGGAGGCAACCGACGATGTTGCCTGCACCTTTGGGAGCGGGAACATCGAAGGTGAAGGCGTTGGCTGACACACCGCCGGAGCTTACCACCTGATGAACGAAGCCAATCTGCGGCGAGGCGCCGACGGGCTTAATCGACTTGCGCGCGGAAGTCGTTGAGCTGGTATCGGCAGCATGCGGGGCACTCATAAGAGCGCCCAACATAACTGCCACCAGACCCAGAGCTTTGAGGTTCTGGTTCATGGCGCCTACTCCACCGCTGCGGTGTAGTGGTGAATGGTACCGAAGGACTGCGAGGTACCGGAGGTGTTCTCGCAGAGTTGCTTGGCGCCAATCACGTAGGAGAAGCCGGCCTCGACCTTTTGGCCGTGGTCTTTCTCCATGATGGTGATTACGCCACGATCTTCCGGCGAAGCGACCTTCTTGATGGCCGTGCCAGGCGTCAGCGGAACCTTACCGAAGCCTAGACCCAGCGCATTCTGACCCAGCAGGAAGTTGTGGGCGATCTGAATTCCGCCAGCGCCAGCAGAGGCTTCAAGCATGCTGTCGTTGTTCAGCTCATAGATCATCACGCCTTCGTACTCGCCGATGTAGTCGGAGCCACCGATGAGGTCGAACTCAGGACGGTCCTTGTAGATGATCTGGTTCAGGAAGTCCGGGTCATCCTTCAGGTCGCGGATCGACAGCGAGTGCGCCACGTAGATCCACTTACGGGCAGGAGCACCGCCCTCGCCGGTCTTGATCTGGTACGGGTTCATGCGGAGGCCGCCGGAAACGTACTTGCGCTTGGCCTGGAGAGCCAGGTTCTTGATGTCGGACAGCTTCAGTTTGTCGTCGGTGTTATCGACGTTGGCCTTTGCGGTCGAGGCGGTTGCGTTGTAGTTCGCATAGTCCGAGCCATAACGGTAACGCTCCTGCACACGGCCAGCGCTGGTGTCGAGAAGAGCCTGGAGGATTACGTCCTCGGTCTTTTCACCCACGCTGCGCTTAAGCTCAAACGTGTCGTTCTCGTAGAGATCGAACGTCGCGCGGTTCTGGCTCATGGTGAAGCCGTTGATCAGGATCGGAACACGCTTGAGGCCGATGGTGATGCTGTCAGTGGTTTTCACCAGCTGCGCACCGGTATCTTCCATCACGGTCGTATCAGCCACCCAGGAACTGAGCGGGACACCGGCAGAGAACGGGAACTTGAAGGTATCGCCGTCACCCTTCTCGAAGAACTTCGTGTTGATGATGTTGTTTTCACCGCTGCCCATGAGGCGCTTGAAGCGGTTGTCTTCCTTATAGCCACGGAAGACGCTGTCAGCCACGTTGACGGGCTTGAGCGAACTGCCGGTTGCTACGTTTTCGGTAAATGTCGTCATCTACCTCACTTTCGTTGCGTTGTTTTTATACCGCGTCGTAGAAGCTCCTGCCGGGCTGACGCGGCTTAGGCGTCACGGAGGCGCTGCTATTCAGCGGCGTCCTGTTTTGTTTCGGCGGCTGAGGAGCGGGTTTGGCCGGCGCCTTGGATGCGCGGTACGCATGCAAGATCGAGCCATGGGCCTTCAACTCTTCGTACTCCGAGAAGAACTCCTTACCCTTACGGATGACATAAGCCACGACCTTGCTCGGCTCGACGTCAGCGAGGGCTTCACCCTCGGACTTGTCGACGCCAATCAGGAAGTCGAAGGCATCAAAGTATTTTTGAGTGTCTTCGCCATAGGCTTCGTCCATCGCCAGCTTGAGGTCGCCGGGCTTCTGCGGATTGAACTGCTCAATCAGCTTCTGCGCGTTGGCCTGTGCCGGGTCCGCGGGAGCAGGCTCTTGGCTGAGGACGCTGCGCAGTGCGCGCACGTCCACACCTTGAGCTTCGGCGGCCTCTTCGATGGCTTCGTCGGTCAGCAAGCCTTTGTCCTTGAGGGCCTTGAGGGTCCTCGTGACAGTGGCAAGCTGGCCGTTCGTGATATTTGCTTTATCACGCCACTTCTTTGCCTCCGCGTTTTCCTGCGGTTTGAGCTCTTCTTGCGGTTCGGCCGCGGGATCTTCGTCAGAAGGTTGCTGACCGCCCTCCTCACCCGGCTCCTCTTGGGGAGCGTCGGGCTCGTCGATTGGCTGCTCTTCCTCGGGAGCTTCCGCTTCCGGTTGCACTAGGTTCTCTTCAGTCGTCGTCATTGTTCGCTACTTCCGTGGTTGTAGTGCTCTACGCCGGTATTGGCGCCCCGAGCTGAGGGGTGTTCGTCGGCGCGAGGCCTCCTACTGAATTCTTTGCGGTTGCTTCGGCAGCGGCGTTGGCGGCTGCGAGCTTCTGCGGCACGCCCTGCATCACTTCCTGCATGAGTTTCGAAGACTGGGGCACGCCCAGCAGCTCCAGGAATCCGGGTGTGAGGTTCTGGAGGCCGCCAATACCAGGCAGCGCCTGCAAGATCATGTCGCGGGCGACTTCTTGCTGAGAGGCAACGTCCGGAACTTCCTCCACGAATACGTCGTAGACGCCGGTCTTGATGTCGTACTTGAGGACCGGACTGCCGTTCTTGTCTTTGAGCGGCTTGTTGTCCGGCCCCAGCTCGGGCTGGTTCAACACCAGCTGCTGCATCTCGTTTTTGTCATCGACCACCCAGAACGCGGTCTGCTCGGTGAAGACGGATTGGATGAGGAAGAGCAGCTTCTCGGCCCAGCGCTTCTTGGATGCCAGCGCGTTGTCGATGACCATGGCCATGTTGCGGGAGGAGCCAACCTGGCGCTTTTGGATGGCCACGCCACTGTTGGCGTTGGTCTCGATGCCAAGGCTCTCGTCATAGATGCCGAGCGCGGCCTGGATGTCCTTGTCGTCGCTATCGAGGGATTGCAGGTGCTGGGCAATAGCCTGTTCGTGACGATTGATTTCGAGCTTCTTTCCCGGCTTCACGATAAGAACGCCATCCGGCCGGGCGGCCTCATCCCGCACCGCTTGCTCATCAGAGGCATCACCTTCCATGATGACCTGGTGAGAGGCTTGCAACCAGGTCAGGCGGGTCTTGGTCTTGTTGTAGCGCCGCTGCGGGTCGATGGCGTTGCGGACCAGACCGAATGGGATGCCGGTGTCGTTGTCCCGGAAGCAGACCGTGGGGGTGAGCATGAACAGCCCCTTGGCCGGGTTGAGCTGGTAGCTGTCCTCGAGGACCTCGAGCAGCACGTTGCCGGTGAAGTAGACTATGATGATCTTGTAGCCCTGCTTCACCGTGATGTTCTTGTATTGGGGACGAGCGGCGATGGCCTTGGCTTCCGCCTTATCAAAGGTCGTCACGAGGCGGTTCGCCCGGTCGATCACCTCGTAATACTTGGTCGGCACCCGCATCGACCACTCGACCACGAAGACCATCTCGTTCTCGGCGTTCAGGTAGCCGCTGCAGGTGGTCACCGGGCAGTAGGCCATGCCAGAGTCGAACGGCGTCGTGAGACCCCATTGAGCAGCTTCGATATCGGCGTCTGGCCATTTCTGCTTGATGAGGTTCTTGGGCAGCCAGCAGCCCTTGCCGACGTGCCGTTGCTCGGTCAGGCCGGGGGTACGGTCAGCCAGGTCAGGAATTGTCAGCAGCGGGTCGGAGCGCCCTTCCCGGATGACGCCGTCCTGCACGTCGAACTCATGCCAGCCTAGCCCGCACACCCGGGCATCGTGGCCTACCTGACTGAGGATGTGGGTGGAGTTGTTCTTGTCCTGGACGAACATAGCGAGGTCGCTCAGGGCCTCCGCCGTGTCCTTTTCCTTCGGGTCATACGAGCGAGCCCGGAACGTGACCTTGGTGCGGGTTTGGACCTCCATGCCGGCGACGTTGTTCAGACGCGGCAGGATCTTGTTGAAGGTCAGGGGCGTGATGCCCATCGCTTCGATGGAGGCAATCTCTTCCGTCGTCCAATGCTTGAGGCCGCCCTCGTAGAAGCCATATGCCTGCTTCGCCTGCTTGTACCATTCCTGGTACGCGCTGTTGCATATGGCCGCCTCGAACTGCCTCTTAGCTTCTTCTAAGAGTTCAGCTTCGCGGGCGGTGTATTCTTTGATGGTCTGCTACTTCACACTGACCACGATCATGCCGTCGACTTCGATCGGCTTCTCATTGACCAACTCCACCTCGACGGTGTGATTGCCGGTGTCACCTTCGGCCTCGTCGGACTTCGGCGCCTTGCCTGCGGGGATGAGGGTGAGGCCGGACTTCTCGTTCAGTGCCTTGGTGTAGAGTTCGAGCGACTTACCAGTCACACCAAGCTTCTTGGCCTTGGCGATCTTCTTGGCGATGTCTTCCTGCCGCTCGGCTTCGCGTTCGGCTTTCAGACGTTCCATACGTTGGTCTTGGGTCTCCATTTCCTTTTTAGGGGCGTTCATGACTTATGACTTTCTTTGTTGCTGAATCATAAGGCCGAATATTTTTCGCTGGCAAATGATTTTAGCAGGCGATGACACGGCGGGGTGCGCGCGGCTGCACGTTGTCGTTCGCCGCACGCAAGCCTTTGTGCTCGTCCTGATACACGGAGAAGCCACGAAATGAGGAGACACCGTGCGACGTCCAGTCATGCTTGAACTTCCACAGACCAGACTTCTCATCCTTCTCTTGTCGGTGATTGCGCAGCGAAGCCAACAAGCCAGAGCAACGCTCCCTATCGAAACGGCACCGTGGCAAGAGGAGGCGGACGTTCGTCACGTCCTGCTCAACATCCTTGCTACGAGCTTGAACCTCTACGGCAAGGCCAAAGCTCTCCACGAGCTGCTGGTCGCTTTTCTCGGTGTGAGAATTCACGTTGGCGCCATCATGCGGCAGGATCTGCTTCGCGTAGGTATAGCCACGTCCCAGGAGCACATCCTTCACCACCTTGGGCAGTCCGACGTTGTTACCTTCCCAATGGTCGAAGACGTCGAAGCCTGAGCCGTCTCCCGGCTGTACAAAGGTGATGGAGTGGGGATCTCCCTTCCCACTTGCCGAATGGCTCAAGTCCCAGAAGGCCCAGACCGGCTTGTTCGGGTTATACGGGACATCACCAATCCGCCCAGCACGTTCCAACCCCTCCATCTCTTCACGGAAGAAGGCCCCTTCCGCAAATTGCCGAACGTTGCCCTCGTAGACGTTGTCGTAGGCTTCCGGGTCAGTCAGGCGCATGTGTTCCCGATCGTCATCGAGTTCAACCGAGCGCCAAGGGTTGTCGTACCAGTTCACTTTGACGACGAGGGAGCGCGGCTGAGGATTGGTGATGAAGCGGCGGTAGGTCGGAGCATCAGCCGTGACAGGGTTAAAGCTCACCCAGATCTCGCTGCCCTCTTTGCGGACTGTGGGGATGAGGTTCTTCCAGCTCGGCTCGGAGACGTTCTGCGCCTCCTCGACCCACACCCGGTCGGCGCCTTCCAACGACTTGACGGCCATCGCGTCCTGCTTGGCCAAGCCGATGAAGATGAACTCGGTGCCGATATCGTTGTAGATCCGATATTTGTCCACGTGATACGGCAGCCCGTAGTGGTCTATCCGCTTCTCAAGAAGGTGGTGCACCGACTCTTGGATAGAGTTTTGGAATTCACGGGCACATACGATGCGGAGCGGCGTGCGCGCTCCGGTGTGCAGCAGAGCATCAGCGAATGACCAGCTCTTCGCGGCATCTCGCCCGCCATAGTAGACTTTGAAGCGGTGTGGCTCAAAGAGCCCGGCGAACTTCTCCGGGATTTCGATGCGGTTCAAGCATCCGGGCTTCCCTTGGGGCGATAGATGGTGAAGCCGCCGACCTCAACCTCCAAGACAACATCAGGACCAGGGATGTACTCCCAGACCACCGACCCATCAGGCTGTGAGACCGGGGTCATGTTGAGGGTGACGGGCTTCATCCATTTGAGCTTCCCTTGGCGCGCACCAGCACGACTTCAAGCTTGCTGCTGACCTGGACTGGGTTGGCGGGGTCGCCGCCCTCCAGCTTGTCCGGCACCTTCCCCCAACCGCGCTCGACGATGAACTGCGCCCACGCCTTGTCGCCTTGGAGCGCCTGCAGCAGCCCGACGATGAACACGGCGTCGATGGCCTTCTTGTCCTCCCCGCACTGGGCGCGAATGGCATCGGCTATCGGCTGAGGCAGCTTGGTCTCGCCGTCGAGAAGAGCGCGGACACGGGCTTCGAGGTTGGGAATGCCCGGGGGACGGCCAGCCGGATTGCCCGACTCACCCGCCTGGAACGGCTTGCCGACCGGCATCCCGTCCGGTCGTGTCGCCGCTGTTTTTCCTCTGATCACCCCCTGATGCTAACCCGATCAGCGGTATCTGGGAACCTCCAAAAACGTAGCGGGCGTTGCTTGGAATCGAAAAAGCGCCATTTCTGTCACTTCTAAAAAGAAGACCGTGATATCTAGGTAGAAGTTTGCAATCTGAGCGGCATGGACACAGACACAATCCAGACCAGCAGCCACCGGCTCCGGGACAAGTGGGGGTACGTCATCGACCCCGGCTTCCTGGCGCTGCCGTACGTCCTCCTGCTGCACCAGGCCGAGCTCGGTCTGAGCAGCGAGTGCCTCAACGTGCTGATGAATTTTCTGGCGCACTGGCACGCCGAGGGGCGGATGGCCTATCCCCACACCAACACCATCGCCAAGCGCATGGGCGTCCATAAGCGCTCGGTTCAGCGCGCGGTGTCATGGCTGGTGAAGGAGGGCTTCATCGCAAAGGTGCCGAAGCGCAGCATCCGCGACCGGCAGGCCTACGACCTCAAGCCGCTGGTGGAGAAGCTTCAGCCCTACGCATGGGGGCGCATCCAGCTGATGCAGGAGCGGCGCAAGGAAGAGGTGTTGTCGGATGACGTTCTCATCGAGATGTCGCACCGGCCGACCATGACCGCCGAGGAGATGTTCCGCGAGGCGGTAAAGCTGCAGATGATCGAAAAGGCGGCTGCGCGCCCCGAACTGGTGAAGCATGAGCAGTAAACCCGTACCCAAGCCCAAGAAGACGCCGCCGTCAGAGTCAGAGCTGAGCCAGATCCTCGCCCATGCGCGGGCGTGCCGGGAGGCCTTCGGGCCTTACATCGGCGCGTTCGTTGTCATCGTGACGGTAATAAGGGCGCGGCCAGGCTACTTCGGCGTCGCGAGCGCTATCAGCCTCGTGAGCGTCTTCTATCATTTCTGGAAGTGACGATCAGTGGCTCTTGGCGAGAAACCAGAAGACCAGCACGACCGCGCCGGTAACCCATAGCCAGGTGTAGGAGCGCGGCTTCTGAACCGGGACAGGAGGAGGTCCGCCGGCGTTATCGAATATCTCGTCGGCCAGCGCCTGCCCGGCCTTATACGCGGGCTCCTGCTCCTTCGGCCGCTTCGAGACGATCTCCCAGCTGAATGACTCTATCTTGCCCTGACCCGAGGCGGTGCCGTACTTCTCCCGCGGAATCTTCCAGTCGATCTTGTCAGCGATCGGCGCCCAGCGGACGAAGCTGTCTGCCCACATATCTGACTTGCACCTGATCTTTAGCCCGTTGGCGCTGCCCTCCTTATACGCCTTCACCATCTCGTCGAAGACGGCCTCGGGTATCTGGCACTCGACGTACCATTCGTCGTCGGTGCCGATCTCCCAGTCGGCGCTGATGAAGCCGAAGCGGATGTTCCACTCGTAGTCTGGCTCGTTGGGCGAGCAGCTATGGCAGAAGAACGAGAGCGAGCGGGTCTTCTCTTTGTCTCCGGCAATGCCGATGCTGCAGTTCTCAAGGTAACATTCACCTCTCGCGTACGTCCTTGGCGAGGTCTTGCCCTCGTTGTTCTCGAAGGCCCGGGTGACGTTGAGCCCGCTAACCTCGATGTAGATCGAGCGGATGCCGTCGCGTTCCAGCGGCTCCTTGAGGCCAGGAACGAACAGCTGGTTGTCCTTCTCGTACGGTAGCTCCTGCTCGGCGTCCATCTCACCCCCCGGTTGCGGACGATCCTAGCCAAGCCATCCGGAAAGAAAAGGCGGCCAGCCCTTGGCCTGAAGCAGCCAGGTCATCGCACTACCTGCGGCGGCTGAAACCAGAGCCCACCAAATCGGCCGGCGCCGCGCTGCGGCATTGATGGACTGGTTCATGATGATCGAGCCGAAGAGCAGGCCCCAATCCTTACGGATGGCACCGCTGCGCTTCAGCACCTCGATCAGATCCTCGTTCCTCATTTCCTGGTCAGACACCGCCGACCTCCTGTTTCGACTCGCCCGGAAGCTAAGGGCACCCAGTGAATAAATTTCCGAAATCGCGCTATGCCTGACACAGGATTGGCCCATCAGTCGCTAATCGCGTGGGTTATACCCACTTATAGCACCGTCCCGGCCGATGTTCCTGTTACGTTCTTCTCCCAGACAATCACTGTTTTGCCCGACGGAGCAAGGCCCGTTTCGGATTTTTTGAACATTTAGCAATTCCCGAAGGAGCCGACCCGGTTCCCATTCCCCTACAAGCTGAAACGAAAGCAGTTACCGGACCGTTCCTCAGCCGCTTTTGAATCAGCGTGAGCACATGGAGGCCATTGGACACCCGGGTGCCGACACGACGCAACGCACAACGTAGGCACTCGTAAAGTTACGAACAGGCGATGCCCATAAATGAAGCGCCGCGGAGGGCGCGCTGTCCATCAGTGAGGCCAGGCCATCAACGCGCAGACGGTGAACGCGATGCCGAGGACAACGTAGTACAGCACCTCGTCAATCACGCTGTGTGTGGCCGTCACTTCCTGCGGAGCGCAAATCTCGCGGCAACCTTCGTCCATGTAGTCCATTACGTCTTTCATCTCCTCTTTTCCTCCTACGTTTTAGTTTCTCCGCGGTGACCAGCACGTCTTTGAGCGCATACACCGGGACTCGGCTATCCATTGGGTGCATTCTACGTTCCCACCCGTCTTGGGTTCTCCATGCCCTCGTATTTGAAACATGCCTGCTAATTAGCTTCGAGGCGCGGGCCAGCGTCACGAACAACCTCTTGTCGATCTCAACCTCGTCACGGCTTACGCGACGACGTATAGATTGGGCGCTCGATAACCGGCGGCTCTTCCCGTCCGCCTTGATCAGTTTGAGTTTGAGCCTCGCGAACAACGACTCCAGCTCGGTCAGCGGGCGAATTGGCCCGCTCATGATGATGTGCGTCATGAGCGGTATCCTTAGCGCACCTTCCGTGGGCGACGGCCAGCGAGAACATACTTGCACTGCCGAGCCCGCTCTTGCGTAGCGAAGGGGCCGCCGACTTCCGTGAACTTGCCCTTGATTCTCTTCTTGCCTTGTCGCGCCTGAATCTCAAACGCGAACTTGGCCATGCCATTCATCAATCGCTCAAGTCCGCCGAGAACACGCACGGCGACGACGTGATGTTTGAGTCTGCCTGCTTCATGCTTGGCAACGACATACCAGGCGAGTGGTCGGGTCTTCATGGGAGTTTTCCTCCTCTTGGTTGGTTATGGGTGTGTTGGCGTTGCGAGCGCCGAACCTTTCTAGTGGCGCTGACCAGCCTCAAGCACCGGGATATTCGCCTCTGTTGGTACATAGATGATTTGCTGGATGGTGCCTTCACGCAGCGCTTCTCCAAACGCGGAGATGAACTCCTGCTTGCGGTACTCGGGGTACTGCTGTGCCGCCTTCCCCATGATTTCAATTGCTTCAGCCTGGAGCTTTGCGGCATCGCGTTCTGCCTCTGCGGTCTTGACCTTGATTTGCCGATTTTGCTCTGCCCGAACAAATTCTGCGCGCCCGACGCTCTCGGCGTTCATGACGCGCAGCTTTGACCAAGCCGCTACAGTGCCGAAAGCTCCGGCGATGATGATTGCCAGCGCAATACCGGCGAGAGTTACTGTTGCTGTAAAGTTACCCATTTCATTTTCTTTCATTGATTATTCTCTGCCCGTCCACCGATGCCAGCGGTACTTGCCCTGCCCGCTCGCGTTGGCCAGCTCGACATAGCCGCGCGGGTCATTGGCGGGATGCAAGTAACCCCTTGTCACGGAGACGACTGAGCAGCTTGTGGCCTGATGTGGTGCCGAGTCTGTTGACGGTCAGCACATCGATGCCGCCGTACGTCTTCAGGTACTCGACGACGCGAGCCTGGACGTTGAGCTGGTGGGGTGTGGGTGGTAGCGGACGCCCCGCATTGTTAGTTGCGGTGAAGCCCGGAAGAAAGCCGAGAACTTGATGGAAGAGGCTGCGGTTCATGATGCCGCCTTCCATTCGACAACCGACAGCCTGGTTTCGCCATCGACCTCGTTTACCTCGACAAAGCCCTTCTGAATTGCCTTTTCAAGGCCGACTTTGAGAACTGCCGGACTTCTGCCGAGAGCGCCAGCCAGCACTTTCATCAAACAGTCTTGCAGGTCATTGAATGCTTCGGGCGTGAGCGTGGGGGTGGCCATTCATCGGGCACTCCCATCTAAGCCTTGACCTTCGACCTTCTGGATGGAGACCCCAGTATTTGGCTTGCCGTATTCTCGGACGTACTTTTTAGCCTCTTCCTTGCTTATCTGGACGCCATCCCAATCGTTCCAAATCTCTCCGTCGATAGTATCAATCAGTTCGCAAAGTACTTCGCGGCGCTCTGCGGTCGGATGGTCACTGGCGCACCCAAGCGGCATTCCGTCTTTGAAGTATCGCTTCAGAATCTCGACTTGCGCGTCGTTTAGGCCTTCCCAGCCTTTAATAGTGCCCCATTTAAGAGTAAGCGATTGCTGTCCCACATCCTGAGCCTCCCGTTACAAAGTTGCGGCGGCAGCGAAGCCGACGATGAGGGTGAAGGCGAAGAGCGCGAGCATCTGGTACTTCGTGGGGTTCTTCCAATAAGCATCGCGGGCGCGGTCACCCCAATGCGGCGTGATGGTGATGGATTCCTGAGTGGTCATGTTACTTCCCTCCCTCAACAGCGGCTTCCAAGGCGCACTTACGGGCGCACATGCTTTGGAAGTGGGGAAACATCTCGCTGGTAGAGCATCCTTCTTCCCATGCTTCTTCTTGCATTTCGCGAAGGCGAGCTTCGAGGCGAGCAAGTTGAACCTTGCTTTCTGATGTGTAGTCCATGGTCGTTATCTCCTGTTGTTAAGCTAATGCTGAGCCGCATTCGGAAAATCGTCAACATAATTTTGGTGGCAAATTTGCCACGACAAATCAGCCGCTTTTTTCTTGCTGTATACGATTTCTCTCCGCATCCTGTTTCTCACAACAGGAGTAATGAGTATGAGTAGAACCACCGACGCTTACCAAGAACACTGCGAAAAAATGGAAGGCTTCGACGAGTGGTGGGATGAGAACCACCGCCGTGTTGAGGCAGACGACCTTCAGCGCATGTACGAGCAACAATATGGAGGGCTCCATGCGTGACACCCGAGGCTATCAAGCTCCTTCAAGCTCCGCTTGACCGTTCGAACGTCAGGCAGCGGACGCAGTCCGGCCGCTCCCTCTCCTATATCGAAGGTTGGCACGCAATCGCAGAAGCCAACCGGATCTTTGGCTTTGATGGATGGAGCCGCGAGACCATCTACCTAAAGGAGGTCTGCCGGTACGAAGCCAAAAGCTCCAAAGGCGGCACGAATTGGAAGGTCGGTTACGAGGCGAAGGTTGCCGTCACCATCGGCGGCGTCACCCGAGAAGGCTCCGGGTATGGCCAAGGCACCATGGGCGACTTGTTTGATGCCATGGAGTCGGCAGGTAAAGAAGCTGAGACCGATGCCATGAAGCGCGCTCTTATGACCTTCGGCAATCAATTCGGCCTGGCCTTGTACGATAAGGAGCAAACCAACGTCTCGGACAGGCCTGACCCCGCCGAGGAGCGTTCAAAGCAAAAGGTTGCCGAGATCGTCCAGGCGCTTGCGCCTCTAAACCCCTTCGAACAAGCCCAATGGCTTCTCGAAAACCCCAAGCAGAAGGAAGCTCTGCACTGGGTCAAACAGCACTACCCGCACCTCCTCGCTGAGCTTGAGGGGCTGGGTGTGAGCGTATAACCAACGAAAGAACACTACGTGGAAAGGAGAACCTACGATTTGGTGGCCACCTTGGGCACCTATGAAAAAGACGGGCAAAAGAAATACATCAGCCGGAATGTCGGGACGCTTGGCTACAAGGACGGAGGCGTGCCGTACATCAAGCTCGATGCGACGTTCAACCCGGCCGGTTGCGTGCGGAAAGACGATGGTTCTGTTTGGCTCAGCGCCTTTGAGAAAAAGAAGGACGACGCCGCAAAGCCTGTGAAGGCTGCCGTTGCCAACAATCCCTTCGATGACGAAATACCGTTCTAGGAGGCTCGTCATGGAAAACATCAAAACAATGACGACCGAACAGCTGTTACAGGAGGCGCGGGATGCCCGCGCCTATGCAGACGAGCGCTACGCTTACTTCGACGAAATCCGGAGGGAGCTGCTGACGCGCCATAAGGCAACCGGCGAGACCAACCTAGAAGGCGACGTCGTTGTCTCCATCCTGACAAGGGAGGCAATGAGCGACGCATGGTTGAAGCGCAACTACGGCATCAGCATGAAGGAATTACCGGCCGAATGCATCACCGAGAAGATCACCCCGACGATCGATTGGGAGAAGACCGGTGCGTACATGGCTAGTAAGGATATGCCGCTTGAACCTACTTACAGCGTTCAGGTTAAGGTCAAACCGAGCAAGGCGTTGGCTGCATGAGTAACAAGGTAAAACGCAGCATCCGAACCGCACCCGAGAGCGACTACGAGATTCATCGGCTGGCAAAGGTATGGGGCATTACCGTCACCGCGGCGCGGGAGCGTTGCTACCACTTCGCAGCTGCCCACTATGCCAAGATTGCACCGGAGGATCTGCCGATGAAGTTGGCGGCTGATATCCGCAAGGCCGAGGCTAAGGTCGAAATGCTGCGCGGCTCTACGCCGGGTCCTCAGTAAACCGGAACTTCGGGTATTTCAGTTCCGCTCCCGGCCGATATTTCTTTAGGAAGCGGTGCCAGAACATCATCACGTCCTCGATTATAAATACAGCCTCAATCCAACGCTTGTGGCCGTTCACGGTCGCTTCGACTTCTAATATCTGCTGAGTATACCCTTCCGCGTAATCATCCGCATATGAGTCACTCGTTTTAGTCGGCCTGATGTTTCTTGCGTAGTGCTTGCTGCCATTGGTGATGTCTTGGACGACGACAAACCAAGGCTGCTTGTCGTGAACCCACTGCAGAAAGCTGCTCTTGTCTCTGATGCCCAGTTCGCGCCACGTCTCGTAATCATTCTGCAGCCAATCGCCCCAGATCCATTCTGCGAGGTGGAAGCCGGTAATGGCGCAGTTTATGGCGTGGCGCGACGAGTCCGGGTGATCGGACAGGTCGTCGAAATCTTCGACCATCTTGTTGAAGAATGCTACGGAATCCGAGAGATCAAACATTGGCGCGTGCTCCTCGCCGCGCATCTACGTGGTGAACAGAGCCGTGTCCAATGCAAATGCGCCCGCCCATGACGCGTCGGCCTCATCCTCGGTAAGCCGCTGCCCCCAGCGCGCCCTTGCCGCCGCCTGCATCTCCGGTTTCTTGGCGTTGCCTTTGCCGGTGGCGTGGATCTTCAGCTTGCTGAGGTGGACCGTCGAATATGGGAGCCCCTCCAGCTCGCAGGCGAGTATGGCAGCGCCGAGCATGGGGAAGAGAGCTTTAACGCTGGAGAATTGTCCGGAGAACGGTTCCTCGATGCAGACGCCGACGCAGTCCGGTCCGGAATGGCGCCTGATGACGCCGTGAACGCCGAGCGTCCGGCTGCTGATGTTGCCTTCAAACCGAAGTGCCTGGGCATCGAGACCTCCATCCAGATACACGCGGCTGACGCCGAGCGTCGTCCCCAAGTCCAATCCGAGCACGTACCTGCGGCCCAATCAAATGGCTTTGCCTGGTTTGCCGACAACGTACACAGGAAGCTTACGCGGGGCCTTGCGGATAAGAGCTTTAACCTCGCCCACGAGTCTTGCCGGCACGCGAACGGGAACGGTTCGTTCGTTGTACAGGCTCGGCCTTCCAGGCCGACGCCGCTTCATGGTCTTCGATGTTTGCATGGGCTGAATCGTGAGCCGACATCAGCTTCGCGTCAACCGGAACAAGCACAGGCCAACGACAGCGAAGAAGATAACGACCGCTGCAACGATCGCTAGCGTTCCCTTCGCGGTTAGCGTCAGGAGCCAGAATTCGAGATGCAGCTCGGGAAGATCGGACATAGGCACAGCTCTCCATTGAAGTTTGGATTCTGCGGTGCCCTCTAAGATTCATAAGACCAGAGATTCGATTCCTTGCAACAGAATTGATTCACACTTGGGGCGTCTAAAAACTTGACCCCGGTTAACGCCGCAAAGCGAACCTACTGTTGCGCTGAGGAAAATCGTTCTCTTCCAAGACGCTGGAAAACTTTTACAAAGTCATTCTTGTGACCCGAGATCACATACTCCGGATTCGGTCTTCCCCGTAGTTTCCAGGTATTCAGTATTGGGGCCGCTTCAGCAGCTCGGGAAGCCTAGAGATGGCTTTTGCAATGCGCCTCGCCTCCTCCCGTGAGAGGAAGTCGTTGGCGTATTGATAGCTTCGCTGGTGCAGGTCCTCCCGGTGAGGAACGGCGCAGATGAAGAACCCGCTGGCGTCAAATACCCGGAAGCCGTCGCGGTCCTCCTTCATTACCCATGGAGCCGGGAAGCGGCGAAGGTTGTCCATCTACCACTTTCGGCCGCCCAGCACCTTCCCCCTCACGGGACCGGGTTCGGCCTTCTTCATCTCGTCCCGCTGCAGGCACATCTGCTCCACCCTGTCCTGCATCCGGGCAAGCAGGGCTTCAGCCGAGGCCGTACCAACGCCGGCACGCTGAAGCTGGAGGATTTCCTTGCGCTGGCGGCTGATCTGCGAGCGCATACGCTCGATTTCCGAGCGGAGATATTCGAGGGTGGGCATGGGCGTACCTGGGATTTTGCCCAATAGAACGAAACGAGAACGAAGAGTCAAGGCTCACCATGGCCTAGGCACCCACGCCAACAACACGATGATGGCGACGGCGGCGACGATCCCAAGTCCTGTGGCGGAGATGCTGAAGCCCCACCCTTTGAATTCCAGATGATGTTTCGACACGGCGCAGTTCTCCATTGAGAGAAAGGTCATGTCCGGAGGGGATGATTGATGTGACCGATTTTCTGAGTCCGCCGCAAGGGCTTTTGAAAAATTATTTCAGTGTTGGAGCGACATCCTTTTGAATCTGCTCACGTTAGTCAGTCATGGTGAGGGAAGTTATGAACAGCCCGCGAGCTTGCCGACCATGTAGACGGGTAAATTGCGGTTCTTGATTCGACCCTGTTAGGCCTCCGCCATCAACTCCCTTACCGCCTCCTTCCTCAGCCGCTGGCGGTATTTCAGGCAGAAGTCGCTCTTCTTGCGCTGATAGTCCCGCATGTTGAAGAGCGTCTTCACCTGTTTGCAGCAAGGGCACTGCTCCTCGATGGAGCCGATTGTCTTGGGGCGCTTATGGCTCCGGATGCCGTTACGCCGCAGCCCCATCTCGTCGAGGCAGGCATGGCAGTAGAAGACATCGGCTTTCATGACGCCAACCCCATCTGACGCCGCTTGTCCTCTTGCGCGGCTTTGATACGGGCTTGGAAGTCCCGCTCAGCTTGCTCTTGCCGTCGGCATGAGGCCTCGATGTCCGCAGCGGTGATGACGGTGGCGCCAGTGGCATCCTTCCAGCGCTCCTGATTCAGCCAGGTCACAAGCTGTGGCACAAGCGGCGTGCATTCTTTTGCGACTTCGACGCCGACGCGGGCTTTCACCGCTGCGAGGATGTCCGATGGTGAAGATCCCCGCTTCAACGCAGCGGCGTATGCCTTGAGAGCTGGCTGCCGTGGATTGGGGGCTGTACCCCTGCTCCACTTCACCTTCCAGATTTCTTCAAACCCGTCCGGCTCCCCCTTGGGGGTTGGGGGGATGGTTGAGTTAGTGGTTGTTGAGTGAGTGTCTGTAATAGTTTGGCTGTTTTCGCCAAAGCCTTTGGCTATTTCAGCCGAACCCTTTGGCTGTTTTAGCCAAAGCTCCCAACCGGCAGCAGTGAGAGTGTACCACGTTGTACGGGCATACATGCCCTCGCTGTAGTGTCCGCGCTCTATAAGCCCCGCCTCAGCGAGTGTTTCCAGCGAGGAGCGCAGTGTCCCTTCACCGATGTACCCAAACTCTTCCAGCCACTCGCGTCGGCTCATGTACATCCAAGCCTTCCCGTCGCGCTGACGGTCTGGTTTGCTGCGGTTGTGCTTCGCCCAATACCCGATGGCTTGAAAGAGAACGGCACATTCAAGGCCATACTCTTTTGCGACTTCGACGTCGAAGGTTTGCAGGTCCATCAGGCGGCCACTCGCTTGAACTCAATCGCCCACACCCAGGGGTTGGCGTTCCAGCTATCAGGGCCGTTTATCGACGACCATAAATCACCGAATGCATCGCAAGGAAATTCAACGCGCCACTGCAGCTCTTCGCTGCCTCTATACTCAGGCATCCAACTAGCATTTCGACACTCTAGTCCTTCAGCAAAAGCGTCGCGCTCAGAAATGTCCTGCAACCGCTCCGCGCGTACGCTGATAATCTCCAGCGTGATGCGGCTGGCCCAGCGGGGCATGTGGATGGAGGGGCGCAGAAAGCTCTCGCGCTCGTACGGCTCGTCTGCCGGATAAAACACAAAACCCTTGTTTGTGATTTTCGATGGAGCTGTATCGTTCCAGCATGGAGGCACTTGCCAGTTCTCCCGAACCCAGAGCCGGTCACCGGTTGCGCCGTATGGGCAATGCCATTGCAGCCCCTGCATTCCGGCAGAGACTGGGCCTCCGCTTTGAGAAACACCGCCCCCCTTCGACTTTGGAAGAGGTAGCGCAAAGCCGTCTCCGTAGGGCACAAGCTGAGGCTTGATAATTCGCCGCGTCTGCGTTTTGCGGCCTTCCAATATCGCGCGCACCATGGCGGCGCTGAAGATTATTGGGCGTTCTTTTACTTGGCGTGGAGAGGCAATGGCATCCATGCACCTTCTTTCTGTTGTTTGACGATGCACCAAAAGAAAACGTCGGGCGGCAAGGGTGCATGCTCACCGCCTTACGAAGAAGGTGATTCAGATAAAAATATTCGTCAAACACAAAAATGGAACAAACTTTAATGTTGTATCGAAGTTGATCAGGAGGGCCAACCAATTAACCCGGCCCACTGGAGATTATGACAATGACTACTGCAACTACGTATCTGACAATGAAAAGCTACCGATTGAAGTGGGGAGACGTTGACATTGGAGACATGCCTATCGCTGCCGACTCAATCGAAAAAGCGAAACAGGAAGCATGCGACGCCTTGCTCGCCAGCTTTAACAATGTGCGTCATTCATCTAAGAAGCCGCATACCGCCCAGCTGATCGATCACGCCGGAAAGGTGGTCGCTCAATTCGACATCCGCCAAGTGGTTGGTGTCGGCCCCAAGCCGGTCGATGTGCCTTGTCGTCCTCCGGGGGAGTGACACCCCCGGCGATCGCTCAACTTAGTTGCGGTATACGATTTAACGTCGCACCATTCTGCCTCACCGAAAATCTCAACCGTTTTTGCGGAGGCAGTCATGCCGTTCGAAACACGCCCGTGCCCGTGTGGGTCCGGGCTCACCTCCTACTGGGAAAATGATGCTCGCGGAATTCCTCTCGCCCGCGTATGCGATAAGTGCGCCGAGGAGAAGTTGGGCCACTACCGACCGGAAGTGTTGACGGATTCCAATTATGAGGCGGACGAAGACATCGACGCCGATTGAAAGCCGTCAGTGCGAACCTTCCCAGGGCAGCGACGAGGCACGCTGGCGCGGTCAGGGAAATTTAGTGGCATTTAGCCCACGCGCTAATTTTCACTGAATGAAGCCGCGTTGAGAGCTTAGGACTCGCAAGGTGCTGACGACTTCCCCGGCTTCGGCCGGGGCTTTCTTGTGCCCTCGTATGCCCTCGCAACTTCGTTGCGGTATACGATTTCCGCGAGCATCATCGCTTCACTTCAAACGACATCTCAACTTTTTCAACGGGGGACGCATGTTCCGCTGCCACTACACTTGCGCGTTCTGCAAGCTTTGGTGGGACGAGCTTTGGGATGAAATCCAATCCATGCCCTGCCCGCGATGCCGGACGGAAATCACAGCCAGTCCGTACCGAGCACAGTGGGTGAAGCCTTCGCGGCTCCTGGACAACTTCCTCGCCTGCCGCGATCCCAACCAACTCAAACTCTTCGGAGACGACGATGCTTAAGAGCGTGCGCTTTTCGCTGGCGCGGGCTGAAGACCCCGTGCCTTTCTCCCACTTCATCAACCTCGACGGCAACGTCGCGGCCTTCCAGATGTTCGATGAAGTCGAACAGATCCACATCGGCGTCATCTGCAACGACAAGCTACCGACGAACGAGCAGATGGAGCAGATACTCGTGATGTGCCGCCAGGCGGTGGCCATGAACGAGATGGTGTCGATCCACTTCGCCGCCGGCACCGCCATCTTCGAGCCGTGGGTGGATACGGTCGCCCGCGATTGACGAGCTTGGGGCGCTGACCGCTAGGTGCAGCTCGCCTTCAATGGCAACCCCAACCCAACCCGCGCTTCCCTCCTCCCGGCGCGGCTCACTTGGCCCTGCACTTCGGTGTAGGGCTTTTTTCGTTCCGCTTCTCTCGTCAATCCGGAACGGCAAAAATACTTCGCTTATCATTATGCGAACCGTCCGCTAGATTCCGGCGATGCATCAAGTACAGACCCTGACCTTCGGGACCAATGCCGAGGCAATCCCCGGCTATCACATCCGTATCTTCGGGGACGGGACTGCAAAGCAATACGACGATTCCGAGCACTTGCAGGTGCTGGTGTCGTCCCGTGACGGTCAACCCAGCGACCTGCAGGCTGAGGTCATGCTGAGCCTGCTGTACGAGGTTCTGCTCGACAACCCGGACCTCAAAGTCGTTTACCTCTACAAGGAGCCAAAGCCATGTACCGATTTGTCAGATGGCAGATGCGTACAGTTGAGAGGATCTTCCCAAACCTCCCGGCGCCGCCGCCCCTGTGGGTTTTACACGTCACAGGGGCGGTCACGCTTATGGCGACGGCTGTAGGCCTCTATCAGGTGTTCAGGTAGCGCGGAACGCTTCGAGCGGCTTCCCGCTTTCCGCCATCTCCGCCTTGAGCCAGGTCGGCTCAGCCCCTCTGCCCGCCCAGGTCTTGGCCGGGTCACGGAGGCTGCGATACTTCACTGCCGCAGCCGGTGGCTTCCTTCCCTCGCCCGGCCTGAAGCCCAAGGCTTTAATTTCCGCCTCAAGGGCGACCCTGCGAGCATCCTTGGCAGCATTCAGCGCCGCAGTGATTTCGGGGTAGGTCCGGATCATCTCGTCCAGCGTCAGCGCCTTAAAACTAGCGACGATTCCCGCCATACAACCTCCCGCTGATGAAAGCCGTAGGCTATGCTTTGCGCCGAAGACGGCCAAGTTGGCTTGGCGAGGTGTAAGGGGGCAGACAATGGGAGAGCGGTTAATCCGCGTGCGACGGCAGGAGCAGCGCAACGTCTACATCCACAACGACCTGGATAGTGCGGCGATCTATTTCAATGACCGGATCAAAAAACGGCTGGAAGCGGACGATAGAGAAGGCATTGCCTACGACTGCATGGCGCTGGCCACCATGTGCGCCTTCAGCTGGGAAGCGTATCTCAACTTCTACGGCTTCAAACTCCTCAAGGCTTTCTGGCACGAGCGATGGCCGCTTCACCGGAAGATCCACCATGTCTTCCAAAGGCTCAAGATCAAGCCTGACTGGCGCAACAGGCCCTACCAGTCCATCCGCAACCTGACGACCGTTCGCAACATCCTTGCCCACGGCAAGCCCGTGGAAGAGACGATCGACAAAATAGAGGAAGGCTCCCCCAGCGAGATCGATAGGCACCGCATCGACTTGAGTGGTAAGTGGCAAGAGTTCTGCACAACTGACAAGGTGCTCGAACAGTTTGAAGACCTGCAAAAGGTCTGGGAAGAGATGTTCAAGGCGTCCGGGCTTGGCCCATTTGATACGATGACCCACGGTCAAGGCGGCGTAGAGTATATCGAAGAGGTCAAGGTCGAAGAAGTCATCACCAAGAAAGCAGCCTTCGCAAAGGGCTTGGCAAAGCCAGCGAAATCGTGAGAGTCTTCGCGCGGGGCGCTTGCGTACTTTCCTTGAACAAGATTTGCGCGGCGCTCCAAATTATTTCGGATTTTCCTTGCTGTATACGACTTTCCAGAGCATGATTCAGATGTTCAAGGAAAGAAATCGATATGCAAAATTCAATTCACCTCGCTCCCGTCTCCATGTGGACGACAGCGGACATCGAGGCCAATCACACCTTTACCGTCACTCGCCATGACCGGGGTATTGCGTTCCTCGCCCGCGTCTGCTCGCTGACCATTGCCAAGTTTGAAGACCTCGATGAAGCCACTGCCTTCGTGGGCAACCTCGAAGACTTCCGTGGTGACGAGCTTTCCATCCGTGACGAGAACGATGAATGCCACTTCGCCGCCGAATGGGACGAAGACCTTGGCCGGTATTTGAACTAAGAGAAAGTGAGGACTGTGACGCTCTTTGGAATTATTTGGGAAGACATGCAGGAGTCCGGTGAGTCTCCCCGCGAAAGCTACTTCGCCGAAACTCACTCACCAGCTTGGTATGCTGCCCGAGAGCTTTGCCGTCAGCGGACTGCTGAGCGTCGAGCCAAAGCGGAGGGTCGGCATGAGTGAACCTCTACAATGACAATGATCCGGCGGTTTGCGCTTGGGTCGAAAGATTGGTGGCCGCTGGTCGAATTCCACCCGGCGACGTGATTTGTAAATCAATTACTGAAATTTCTTCCGATGATTGCCGAGGATACGCTCAATGCCACTTCTTCTGCGGAATTGCAGGATGGCCAGTTGCTCTTGCCGTTGCAGGTTGGCCAGCAGATAAACCAGTTTGGACCGGGAGCTGTCCCTGCCAACCCTTCAGCGCGGCCGGACGTGGAGAAGGCGCAGAGGATGAGCGCCATCTCTGGCCCGCTTTCCATTCCCTCATCAGCGAGTGCAAACCTTCAACGGTCTTTGGAGAGCAGGTTGCGAGCGCTGACGGAAGGCTGTGGCTCACCGCTGTACGTTCTGACTTGGAAGCATTGGGATATGCCGTTGGGGCTGCCGATCTGTGCGCTGCGGGCGTCGGTGCGCCGCACATCCGACAACGGCTGTATTGGGTGGCCCACTGCAAGAGCGGAGGACAGTCAATGTTGCGGTGGCCATCGCGGCAAACCGGACTCGCTCTTGGCGGCGGCTCGGTTGGCGGGTTGGCAAACCCCAAAAGCCATGGATGGGGAGAGGACCAGCGCAGCAGTTCGAGGGCGTCACGACTTGAGGACGGGGCGCAGGAGCTTGAAGGGAGAAGCTTGGATGGCGGGCTGGCCGACCCCAATGGCTCACGAAGCGAGGCTGGGCTACCAGCGCCGCGACAGGGGGAAGAAAGGGACACAAGAGAGCCTGACCACAGTTGTCGTCAACGGGGTGGGCATGAAGGAGCACCTGCCGGACCATATCGTGTTGCGAGTGAATCACCTTGGGCAAGACCTGACTTCTTATTCTGCCGCGACGGAAAGTGGCGGCCAGTTGAACCCGGAATTAGCCCGCTGGCTTATGGGGTTCCCGAAAGGGTGGTCCAACTACGCGGCTACGGGAACGCCATCAACCCGTACCAAGCGGAGGTCTTCATAAGGGCTGCGAACGACAACGCAGCCAAGTCGGAAGCCGCATAGAAAAAGGCCCCGGGGTGACCGGGGCCTCAATTCTGGTGGGGCGGCATCTTTCAGCAGACGAACTTATCACAACGTGCCAGTAGCATTGCATACTCAACCCCGAGGGGTCCCCAGCGCCGCAAGTAGTGCGAGCCCTTTCATGCGCAGACGCATCGATAGTGTGATTTGCATGAACATGTCGGTGACGTGCTTTCTCATCCTTAGATCCTCCGTTGGTGGGCTTTTGGTCCGTTCGACTTGGGGCTTTTGGCCTTTGGTCCGGACCGGGGGCTTGAACGGAAACCCTTGGGTTGATCTGCAACGCCACATGGGCATCGAAGTGAATTGCCGGTCCTACTGCCGAACCGTGAATTCACCTTCCACATAGGTTATGGCCGGCGCTTCGCAAGCCCGCCCGACGTCGGCTCTCGCGTCCTGACCTGTGCATAAGGGGGACTACCGGGGGTAGGCCGACGCAAAATCTTGTGGGTCCCCCCCTTGTTCCCTTACAACTTATACCCATCTGATTCGAGTTTAGCTGAGCTTTGGGGGCTCCCAACAAGAAGAACAAAATGAGTCTTCTGGGTTCGTTCTCATAGGGGCATTTATGACCAAAGGCGACCGTAAGTCGCGTGGCGTAAAGAGTTCGAGTGAAACCAAAGAGCTACCCTGGCGGCCCTTCCATGACCGGCCGACAGGAATCTGGATCGACGAGACGGTGGCGCGGATCAAGGAGACCGGACAGCCGGAGCTGATCGAGTCCCTGTACCGGAATCCGATCCCGAAGAACTCGACCTTCCGGGTGCTCCGGCATCTGATCACCGTGGACGGCACCAAACGGCCGGAGGGCGATAACTGCCCCTGCCCGATGTGCACGCCGAACCGCTTCCTGACCGGTTCACTGGTCTGGTTTCCCGAACTCCAGTGCTGTGCCTTCATCGGCAACTGCTGCGCCGATGATGACGTCTTGGCCGAGGCCGAGAAGGAGCGCAAATGGCGCGAACGGCGAGACTTCGAGGAGGACTATCTCCTTGCGGCGCTACCGCTGGTCGGGCCGAAGCTGATGGTCCTGGAGACGCTGAAGCCGATCGCTCTGGAGGCCGTGCGATCTTACCGGAAGATCCGCAACACCCTGCCCCAAGTCCACGAGCAGCTCCGGAAGATGAAGCAGCATCACGGCGGCGAGCTTACGCTGACCGAGATCATCAAGGACGACTCCCAGCAGCGGGACGACGACTACTTCGGACCGGCCGGTTTCAAGGGTCGCGGCAAGGACGGCATCGAGAGCCGCGACCATACCTTCGGCATCTTCTCCGGCCACATCGCCGTCCATAAAGACTACAACCCCACCAAGGAGCTTGAGGATATCCACCGGTCCTTTACGTCGGTGGCGTCGGACTCCTACGGCCAGGATGCACTGGACTTCATCGTCAGCATGACCGAAGCGCAGCGCCACGCCGCAGTGGTCATCTTGCGCGACGCCGAGGCCAAGACCGTCAGGTTCAAGGAACGCCTGCTCGATCTTTCCATGTTCTTCACCCGCGCCAATGCCGAGAAGCTCAACCGCTTCTTCACGCACGACCTCAACAACATCTACTACAAGGTCGAGTACACGACCGTGCGAGGCCAGCCGACGCTGAGGTTCAAGAAGGGCGCGAGCAACTACGACCTGATCCGGGGCTCGTGGGCGGAGAAGCTGGAGTTCGACTGGCCCAAGTCAGAATAAGGAGGGCGGAGAGGGTTTAATTGACGCCCGTCCTTCGGACCTAAGACCCCACGCCACCCGCCCGATGGGCGTCATCAGACACGTGGGGCTGTAGACACGGGGCGACGGAGAGACCGAATTCTGGATGGGCGCCTACACCATCCCCATGAAGCCAAGGAGAAGGTTATTCTCCATTTCGGAAGGGGTGTCCCCGAACTGTCCCGGACCTGCTGCACCGGAGCGCCCTTTGCCGCCCTCCGCTGCCGATCGAGGACCCGCTAAGAGCTTGGAAGAACTCGGATGCCCTAAACGTACCGTGGTTTTGTAAACCGAAGGTCGGGGGTTCAATCCCCTCAGCCGGCACCAACTTCTGACAGCTCAGCTTGAAATCTGCTTCGCCACGCTGCCTTGCTGGAAGTGCTCGGCGCCTGGGATCTCCACCCAGCCGTGTTTCGACTGCTCGAACACCGATCTGATCGGCGCTGGAAACTCCGGATCCGCGATGGCGCCAACGGCAACGCCGATCATGGCAGGCAGATTGTCCGCCTTCCAATAGACCGTCGAGCCGCAGTCGGGACAAAAATGGTTGCGGATCTTGCCGCCGCTCGTGGCCGTCCGAACGTATTCTTTTGACGATCCGGAGATTGTAACCGCGTCCGCCGGGTAGAACGCGCCGA